GTGGAAATGGCATGCCTAAAACAATTGCCCCAGGTAATCATGAATTAAAAATTAACAGTGTAAGATTAGATGAGTTTAAATTTATTGATGGCGCATATCATTTACTCATGGAAATGGAAACTAAACCAATAGAAGGTTTTGAAGGTTTTCTTAGAGATAGAAATGATGAAAGCAAAGGGCGTTTTGAAGGCCAAATTGGTAGAGTAAAAGCTAGTCAGTATGCATTTGCGGATGGTGAAACTAAGTCAGGAATTAAAATACAAAGAGATAGATCTGTATTATTATTCCTAAAGAATTTATCTAATGCTCTTGGTATTGCTGATTGGTTTGCTGAACAAGATAATCAACATGAAACAATTGAAGACTTTGTAAAAGCATTCAATGATACTGCACCTTATCAAGATAAATATTTACATACTTGTCTTGCAGGTAAAGAATATGAAAATAAATCAGGTTATATTGCATATGACTGTTGGTTTGCAAAAGCACAGAACAAAAAATATGGCTATGCACCTAATGCAGAAACTATGTTACCTTATGATGAGTCTAAACATTTAAGAAAGATTGAGAACAAGCCTGTTGAATCTTTTGGTAATGATGAAGACTTATCAATTCCAATGAAAACCAGCGCAGATTTTGATCTAGACTAGATTTCATTTTTATATTTGTAAGTAAAGGGAGGATTTTTTAGTTCTCCCTTTATTGTCTAAAAACATATTGTATGATTTCAACTAAAAATTTAATTTCTGATTTAAATGATATACCAACAGGATGGGCTTTTGAATATTACCTAGGATTATCTGAAACACTTGATGGCCAAGATGTCAAGATAAGATCTATAGTTAATACCAGAGAGCGTACTCCTTCAATGTGTATTTATCTTAATGCTACTACAGGAAGATATTGTTTTAAAGACTTTTCTTCAGGCAATGGTGGTGACTCCGTAGAACTTGTTAAAATTATTTTTGGCCTTACACGGGGACAATCAGCTATGAAAATTATTGAAGACTATAATCAATATGTTTTAAACAATGATTGTAATCCTATAAAAGAATATAAAGTTCATAGTAGATATAAGGTAACTGATTATGAGATAAGACACTGGACAACAATTGATCAAAAGTATTGGACAAAGTTTAATATTGGATCCAGGCTGCTTGAAAGATATAATGTGGCCCCGCTACAGTACTATGTGATGACTAAAGAAGATAATGATGGTAAGGAAAGTTCTATTACTATTAAAGGTCTTAGTCTATATGGTTACTTTAAAGATGATGGTACATTGTACAAAGTTTACCAACCTAAAGTTTCTGATAAGAAATTTATTAAGGTTAAAAATTACATCCAAGGATCTGATCAACTAAAATATGATAAGAAGTATCTTGTAATTACATCTTCACTAAAAGACTTAATGACCTTTGAGAGACTTAAGTTAGATGATGCAGAGTCAATTGCACCTGACAGTGAGAATACTTTGATACCAGAGAGCATGCTCAAAAGTATAATACCAAAGTATGAAAAGATATTTGTTTTGTTTGATAATGATGAAGCAGGTATCAGATCTATGAAGAGATACAAAGAGAAGTATGATTTTGATTACGTGATTCTAGATATGGAGAAAGATTTATCTGACTCTATTAAGGTACACGGTCTTACTAAAACTAGAGAGGTTTTATTACCCCTATTAAAAAAGTTGATATGAAAAGTTTAAAGAGTAAAATAAAAAAGGACATGTATCCTTGGAAAATAGAAATAGATGCTCCTGATAGACCAAGTAAAAAAAAGTTATTAGATTTTAATAATGACATGATTCCAGAAGGTGCTGTAGGTTTTGTTTACATAATGAACTACTTAGATAGTAAAAGTGGAATAATGTATTCTTACATTGGTAAGAAAAACTTTTATAGTAAAAGAAAGAAAAAGTTTGGCAAGAAAGCGCTAGCTGCTATGACAGACAAAAGAGCTAAGAAATATGAGACAGTTGTTAAGTTAGACTATGAAAACTATTTCAGTAGCAACAAAGAACTAAAACAAGCATATAAAGATGGTAAAATGATATATAGAACCATACTTAAAATTTGTTTTAGTAAATCAAAATTAACTTATCAAGAAACAAAATATCAATTTAAATATGAAGTTCTTGAGAAAGATTACTATCTGAATGGAAATATATTAGGAAGATTTTATAAAGGAAAAATATGATGAGTCACAAGAATAGCAATCGGGTATATGTCAATATTGATGAGACTATACGGCATTTATGCACCTATCCTAATCAAGTGAGTGACTTATTTTTAAATCAAAACAAATATGAGTAAAGAAGAATTAATAGAGTGGATAGAAAATTTACCACTACAGACACTGACTGATGAATTAAAGGATGATATTATAGAAAAGATAGATGATTTATGAATAAAGAAGTTTTAAAAAACTTACTAACTATGATGCGGTCAAGTGATAAAGACAATCACTATATGGCAATGCAAGCAATTGTAAATCTGGGTGACCCCAGTACTGTAATAGAAAATTACAAAGAAGAATTATTATTCTTATGGTTATATGGTAATCCTCATCTTGAGGATTGGGCGCTTGTAGATGTAAGAGTTACAAGACTATTTCGTGACTTAGTAAATAAACATAGACCCAAAGGAGTAGGTCTTGTATATAAGCAAGATTTAAAGCTTAAAGAAAGATGGTTGGGTCATATGATAGGACCAAATGCTCGCATTAAAAAACCATGGGTAGCAGAGTTGATGATTGAAGAGATTATCAATGAGAAAAAGAGAATATTTAATGCTCTTGATTTTAAATACAAAGAAATCCAAGTAAATATAATACAATGAATAGACAAGATTCACTGAGTAAAACATCAAAAGACTTGATGTTAAAGGAACCCTATTATGGTTTCTTTTTATTAATGTTACACAAGAGCTGGAGTGATCAACTTCCAACTGCAGGTGTATGTAAAAATGGCATCAACTTTCAATTGATGATCAATGAGAAGTTCTGGACTGATTTGCCAGAAGATCACAAACTAGGACTACTGAAACATGAGTTACTTCATATTGCATTTCAACATCTTACAACTTTTACTATGTTTAGTGATAAGAAGATGGCCAATATTGCAATGGATATGGAGATCAATCAGTATATAGATGGACACTGGTTACCTGAAGGTGGTATAGATATAAATGACTATGGTGATCTTAATCTAGATAAGAAAGCTGGTTCTAGATATTATTATGATAAGCTTAAGCAAGCTCAACAAGATAAGAAAGATACTGGATCCTGTGGAGATGATAACATGGACAAGTTGCTTGATGGTATGGAGCAATCTCAATGTAAAGTTACAATTGGAAAAGCTAGTGGTAGAGATGGAGATAAGGAAGTTAATATTCCTGATCATGAGTGGGAAGAGTTTGAAGACATGCCTGATGCAGAGAAGAAGCTTATTGAAAAGCAAGTTCAAAGAGTTATGTCTGAAGCTAAGGAACAGACTCTTAAGAAGAGAGGGTATGTACCAGGTGAGATATCAGGTCTTATTAAGCTTGATGAAGTTATACCACCTAAATTTAATTGGAAAGCATATATCAGAAGGTTTACTGGTATATCTACTAAAATCTTTACTAGAAAAGTTAGGAGAAAAGAGAACAAAAGATACTCTGATAATCCTGGCCTTAAGATAAAGATGAGACAAAACATGCTTGTTGGTATTGATACTTCAGCTTCTGTTTGTAACAGTGAATTAGAAGAATTTATTAATGAGATACATCACTTGTATAAAGCAGGTGTTAATGTTACAATTGTACAGTGTGACACTAAAATTCAATCTATCAAAGATTATGATGGAAAATTTGAACTAGAGGTGTCAGGTAGAGGAGGTACTTATTTTGAACCTGTTCTAGAATTATTTAATGAAAGAAGAGAGTTTACAAGCTTAATCTATTTTACAGATGGAGAGGCTTGGACAGATATAAAACCCAGGAAGCCAGTTCTATGGGTATTATCAGAGAGATCTGAGTTTAATGATAGCTTACCAGGAAGACAAATTAGATTAGAAATTTAAATTAAAAAAAAAGACATGAGTAAAATCACACAGTTAAACGTTGATGAGTTAAAAGGCTTCTTAAAGCATATGGTTACTAATAACCAGTATATTCAAAATGAAGGTAAAGTACCTGTTGCAATAAATATTGAAGGTGATGCGGGCCTTGGTAAGACTTCCGCTATTGTCCAGCTTGGTAAAGAGATGGATATGGATGTTGTAAAGATTAATCTATCTCAGATAGAAGAACTAGGTGACCTTGTTGGTTTTCCTGTTAAAGAATTCAAAATTCAAAATAAAGAAGGCCAAAGCACTTGGATTATGGAAGCTCAGGTTGAAGCTGCTATGAAGAAGGGTTACAAGATTGTAGAAAAGCGCATGGCTCATGCTGCACCTGAATGGATCCAAGGTAGAACTGAAGGTGGTTTCTTGGTTCTTGATGATTACACTCGTGCTGATCATAGATTTATGC